GCTTTGCTGAAACTGTTACGTTTTCGATTGACAAAGCACGGTATGCTGTATAAACACGTTCCACGAATGGAGAGTCAATACAATCACCTGTGCCAGGTCCTACTGCAACAATTCCACGTTCTACTGGACATTCGCCGATATCTCCACCTGATAGGTTTAAAACCTGTCCTGCGTTAGATGCCTTTGATCCAGATAGTTCGTCTGAGTTAAATGCTAGAGCCAAAAGAAGATTCTCAAGGGTAGCCTCAGCAAAAGCAGTTGCAAGATTTACCTGCATGCCTTGCTTGTAAAGTTTAGCAACGTCAAGAATTTGGTCAACCTGTACTTCACCGAAGTCTGGTTGGAACTGTAATTCAAGACCGTTCATGGTGTAACCTACGTTTGTATAACCTGCATCATCAGCAAGGGTTTCCTTGAATGATTCTTCAGTATCAAAACTTTCCAGAGTACCTGGAGTTAGGGTTGTGTCTGCAACAAAAAGTGCTGCAGCGCCAACGATAATGTTGGTCGATGTTCCACGACTGTATGCCATTTATTCACCTCTTTCTATAGAAATAGATATTAAGTTGTTTGGCGTTTGTTTCCTCATGTTAATTATAACACCGTTTTATGTGTATCTTTCTGATGCCCCGCTTGTATGATAGTCATACTCTATTACAAGTTTGTTGAGTGCAAGGGTTCTGGCAGAGGCTAATTCTAGGATATCCCTACTTTCGTCTGCTTGATAAACCTTTATATTATGAAAAAATACATTTTTAGGGATAGCATTGCCGCTTTCATCAAGAATGTCATTTTGAGATATCCAGAGGTTTAGGTCTTGAGCAGCGGCATCCTCTCTATCTAAGCATTCAATAATAACCCTAGTAGTATCAATTAGTTTAGAAAGATTTGGACTATAAATAAAATATATCAATTGCTCTCTTTTATGTCTGTAAAATGTCGTTGGTCTAAATCTAATAAGCCTATCAAATATAATAACTGTTGTATCTGGATTATTTCTGATAAATGGAATGTCATTATAAATACCTTCGACACTATCAGGAACCTGTGCTGGAAAAAATGGCTGAAATGGTTCTGGTCCAGTTGGCATTAAGCCAAACTCTTTTAATTCACTATTAACAAAAGCATTTACAAAGGTTGGCGGGAAGCCAGTTTGACTTAATACATTTAGTGCCATAATACTATTCTACACCAATCTTTGCATTAGCAATCCATTTAAAGCCAGTATCAATACCCTTAGATCTGCCCATTCTAGAACCAACTTTAATATTTTTCTTAAATATTGTTGGTTTTTTAATATAGTCATATATTCCACTAGCCCTTAAAAATGATTGCTTAAAGTATCTTAAAATAAACTCATCCATAATTTTTTCAAACGAACCTCTTGCTTCACTTCCTCCAGGATTAGAAACAACTACTGATTTTTTGGTAAACACTGTTTGTCCACCTTCATTAAATACCAACACTGGAGATCTTGTAGGTTTAATTTTAACTGGAATACCATCTTCCATGATTTTTGCTTTATTATAAAATGGTACGTTAGAATCTTTTTTAACAGTTTTTGATTGTTTAAATTTTGAATTAATACTTAATCCTAAATTGCTGACGGTGTAATTAATATCAAACAATCTTGCACTAGGGCTTCCAACTTGATACCACTCATAAACATGCTGAAGTGCTGCTGGATTTCCTCTTGCTGAAACATCTACATACCTAGCCATTGCCTCTATTGTTCCTGCACCTAGGTTTTTTAAAAAAACAGTTTTACCTTTTTGAGCACCATCTAAAAATCCAAAAGCGTATTGAACAATGTTGTTCATCTGTTTGTTAAAGCCTTTGGTATTTGTTGTAATTATCATTAGTCTGTTATAGTTTGATTTTCTGTTCTACGCAATAATATTTTAAAGTATTCAACTGATCCAAATGGCCCACTAAAAGGATCTACTGTTGCTACTTCATAGATAGTTCCACGTCCAGATCTTGGTCCCGCTGTTTCTTTATAAATAATTTCGTCATTAGCATTACGAATGTTTGTAACTAAAATGTTAGTGATTGCATTATCTGTTTGAGTTGAGGATGTTCTAGGATCTGTTTTTGTTCTTGCTATTAGTTTGTTTTCATGTTGTAAAAATGCTTCTGGCTTAATTTGTTCAGTACCTGCTCCTCCTATAGAGGTGGCATTGCAGATAATAGTTCTATCATAAAACCATTCTCTAGTTGCTTGTCCATATTGTGTTTGAGTTATAATGGGATAATATAAATCAGCCTTCATTGGATAAAGAAAGTCTGTTGTTGTACAGTCTTCCACTATAATACTCCTGGACGGATAATCGTTTCTTTGTATTTATCTAGTATTTTGTCTACTAATATATTTCCAGTGCCGTCAATTAGGCGTTCATCATATTGAATTTTAAATTGATCGGTGCTATAGTTTTTAACATATCTCTTGTAATAATCTAATTTACCACATTTAATATCATCAATGAGCATAAGTGCTGCATCTTGAATATCGTATGGAACAACTTTATATCCTGTTTCTGCTAATATAATATAATCTGCACCTTCTGAAAATGCTACGCCTGGAACAACGGTTTGGGTGTTTCCACTATCTTCTGTGTCAAATAAACTCATAGAGTCAGATATGCCTAAAGGTATGCGAGAATATCTTCTTTCTGCACGATTTATAGAGTCAACGTTTTCAAGTGGATCTTTAGTAATTGCTGTCTTATCTTTAGTTATAAAAAAAGTATAATCTGTTAAGGCTGGACCTTCTTCATTTTCTATATCGTATACTAATTCTGCATTTTCATATATTTTTAAAAGTTTATGTGTTTTTTTCCAAAGCGGTAAATAATCATTTCCTTGACCAACTACTTCTAAATAAGTTCTGTCATAGTAGAATCCACCAACAATACTGTCAATTATTGCTCTTGCTAAATTTTCGTAACCTTTATACAAGGCTATATCTGTTGCTGTTCCAGATGTAGCAAGTGGTGTAGGGTCTACGTAAGGTCTCATAATTTCTAAATTATCTTCTACAACAATGTCGCCACGAACAAGAATTTCTCCAGATGATCCGCCATCTTCGTATATTGTTAATGCATATGATTTGTCATATTTAATAAAGTTACCGTCTAAAGAATAGGTAATTTGTTTGCTAGCGTTAGACTCTACAGCCTCTTCAATTTCTGTTAACTCTGCAACGTTTTCAATAACGATTATATAATCAGCATTAGCGTCTGGAACTGTGTAAGTTACAGAAAGTGGATATGGGGGAAGACGTAATATCTGCATTTTTATTTACCGTAGTATGCGGCTACCTCTTCAGGTGGTGCTATTCTTACCAACCTGTGAGTTAACCACTTTTTCGATGCCTCCTTTGAGACTATGTTATAACCTACTTTTAAAGCACCTAAACTATCCATGTGTAGATTTCTTTGTGAATGTAGGGCTACTTTGTTTGTTAATTTTTCTGCCTTGTTTGCCTCTTCTACTCGTTCTTCTTTATTTACTGGCGGTATCCAACTAGCAAGAATTTCTAATATTTCAAGTTTAGTTGTTGCGTCAAATAATTCTATTTTATTTTTTTTTGCGTATGCCTTTAATGCCATTACGGTTTTAGTTGATAACTCTTCAATTGTTAAGTTCATAATTCTCCTATGCTTATTTGTAATTATACCAGAATAAGAATAAGGCGGGTAGTTTTTACGCTACCCGCCCTAATATTTGATCTTTTAGATCTTAGGAATCAGCACTATCTGAGTCGACATAAGCGACTGCATCTAGTTCTTCCCATTGGATACCAAAACGTACGAATACTGTGTATTCGATGGTGTCTTTCTTTGGCTTGTATTCACGGTTTACAGTGATGTCTCTCTGGAAGCCCCATACACGGTTCTGAGGGAATGTCAAATCGACATAACCTGCAGGGTAGTAAGGAACTTCAAGAACATCTACACCAAGTACACGAGTAGTACGTGTATTACCTAGTGTCTGTGTTCCACCATCAAGATATTCTTGACGATTTGCTTGAGTGCTACCAGTGCGGTCTGAGAACGCTGCTGAGATTGCATCTGCAAGTGTACCGTTGTTACGAACAATACCAGCAAAAGCATCAGTACCTGCGTAGAACTTAAGATTGCTCTTAAGTGCACGGTACTTACGAGGCATTGCTAATAGCAAGCCTTGCATTACTGATGTTGTGTAATTGTCGTCTGCGACTGTTGCAGCATATTCGTGAGCATCGTTTCCGACTGTTCCACGAGTTTGCTTTACGAAGCCAGGCATGATTGAAAGGAAGGCATCATTGCCTGATCCTAAACCATTAATAGCAAGATCTTCAATATCGTTTGCGAAAGCGTTAGTCATCAAGCGAACTAGATGATCTTCAAGTGCTCCACCTTCAATATTGTCTTCAAGTGCTTCTGTTGATACTTCCCAATCAAGACGAATCTTTTTGGTAGTTAGTTCAACCTTTGTAAAAGTTGCGCCGATGTTTGTATAATCTGGTGCACCTTGTGCTGCTGCACGGATTACACGCTCTCCAACGTTGACCTTTTCGATCTCCATTGTGTTAGCACGCATTGTAACTCTACGACCATCTTTAGCGAGAACTGTTGCATCCCACACATAGTCGATGAATCTACGAGCCTGTTCAGGTGCTAGAATACCACCTGCTACGCCTGTTGGGTTTACTGCATTTGCTCCAGTTGTTGAACCGAATGCTGCAGTTGCAGTGTTACCAAGTTGTGATCCTACAGACGCTCCTGCTGAATCTAAACCTGTTGCACCACCAATACCACCAGATACAAATCCACCTTCAGAGTTAATCTCTGCTGTGGAATTGCTTGCTGCGCCTGGATAGTTTTTTTCTAGGTCTTTATTTTGTTCCGACATTATTTTTCACCTCCTAGTGATTTTATTGCTTATTTAAATAGGTCGGTTGATGTGAGGAAACGACCGCCCCATAGGGATTTCTGAACTTTTGAAGGTTCAAACTGCACGATCTCGCCTAGATCGCCAGACTTGCGGAAAGCGGTGTCTTGCTCTACAAGATCTACACGCTTACCAAACTCATTAAAAACTCCCTTAACATTGTTTACTTCTGCAGATACGGTTTTAACCTCACCTGATACATTGTCAAGAGACTTGCTTAATGCAACTACCTGCTCATGAAGAGACTTAACGGTTGTTGCTAAATCGCCAAAGGCATTTGTAAGAGAGTTCTTAATTTCTGCAACTGCTTCAACAATTGCTTCGTTAGATTTTTCAACAACAGTTTCTACTGCTGCTACCTCTCCCTCTTCTGTTTTTTCAACGGAAGAATCTGCACTACCATCTTCTGATTTAGCAATAGCAAGTTCTTCAACTGCTGGTGCTGCCTCATCGACTGCAGGGGCATTTGTTGCTTCTGCAACAACCTCTGCTGGCTGTGCCTCTGGAGCGACCTTTACTTCTTCAACTGCAGTTTCAATTACTGCATCTGTTGTTTCAGTCATAGGACTAACCTCCTTTGTAATCTTAATTGTACTAATGCCTTTAGCACTATCAACTAAGAACTTTATTGTTTCTGTATTATTCTTATCGCCCTTTTCAATAAAACCAATGTTTTGCATTGGATTTCCTGATGTAGGACTTGTCTCACTTTCAGACTCTGAAACCATTACAATGCCAGTTTCTTTGTCCCAAAAAACATTTTCAATTTCTGCCTTTGAAAGATATCCACCAACTACATTTTGACCATTTACTTTTTCAATGGATACAATGTTTGCAAATTGGTTTGCTGGATTATCAACCAAGGACAACTCATATAGATCATATTCTTTAATAATTCTAATACTTTTCTTTAAATCATCGTTATATGCATCATCCCAATTTTTAATATTACCGCCAATTGAGAAACCTTTATAGGTTCCATCTAATACTTTTTCCCATGCATCTTGTGCACCTTTTGAAACATAAGCAGATACATAAACTCCGCTATAAAACTTTTTTACTGATGGATCAAAGTAGCGATCTTCTTTAAATGACACTATCTTTCCTACTGCAGATGGTTGGTGCATTTCTCTTAAGTTGCCCCTGAAATTTTTAAATGCTTCAACGCTGGATTCGGTTGTTACAATGTCGCCTTGCTTATCAACATTATCAAGAGTTGCAAAGCCAGATACTATTCGGCGCTCAACATCTACTTTGCCAATAGGCATTGATAGACGAACGCTGTCGCCATTAGTTTCCCAATGTGCTTTATTTATTAACATATCGTTATCCATTATACCAAACTATTTTACGACTATCTCATTTATTGAGATGATCTACCCTCACCCTGTGCATTACGACCAGCAATGGTTGTTGTGGAGTCAGAGTTGTTATTTGTTCGTTCTGCATCTCTTTGACGATTTCCTGCCAGGTTTGCCCTTGAGTCAGTTGTTTGTCTTGCAGACATTACAAATGGCTCATCGCCATCGGCTCTTTGTGGAAGATCTAACTTTTCACGAGCCTCGTTTGGAGTCATAACCTGTGTCTTTACATACCGCTCAATGATTTGAGATTGAGCAATTTCATCGGTCAGGGTTAACTCATTAAACTTAAGTTCTAGAATATCAGTCTTTTCTTTAATAACTTTGTTAACAACTTTTTCAAGATGTTTTTGTGCTGGGCGGGAAACTTGTTCTTTAAAAGTACGATCTTGTGAAAGGGCAGCAGCAATACCTGAGTCTGCACCTCCAAGTTTAGAGATAGGCACTTGATGAGCAATAAGAATATCATCTCTATTTTGTTTACGATACTCTTTAAATGATCCTTCTTGAATACCATTTTCAATAGGTTCCATTTTAAACTCAACTTTATTATTTTCTGTATCTCCAGGAAGCGGAATGTAAAGGGTTCTGTGTGACTGAGACTTAAGTCCAGTCTGCAAAAATCTAAACATTTTGTCTTCACCGTCAGATGACAATTTGGCACCTTTTAAGGTTACGATATATCTTGGAACAGCCTTATTTTCAAAGTAATCAATGTTGTATTGTGAGGCAAGTTGATCTCCAATTAAAGACGGCATTGCGGCTATAATATCTGGAATACCATAAAATGTATTTAATGGAGAATATTCTTTATAATGAATAATTTCATTTGGACGTGGATCTGCAGTCATCGGGTTTTTATTTTTTGCCCCAAAATTTCTAAAGTAAACTACAGAATTACCAATGATCTGGACAAAGCCATCATGTAATCTACGCACACGAACTGTAGTTGCTGGGATGTGACCAAGATAGCCAATCTCCCCCGTAACAGTTCTACCTACTTCAAGAAACCCATTGCCAGTAGCCTGGACATCTGTGTAAAACTTTTCCATTGTTTTTGTAAAAGAATCATCATCGTTAAGATTCTCTAACCAGTCTTTTAATTCAAGTTTCATTCTTTCAATACGATTACGAGCACGATCAACTGCTGCCTGATCCTCATTCATTTCAAACCTTAGCATTGTTCTATCTGCAATATCAAAGCGGTAGCCAAGACCAACTACATTTTCTACCTTAGCATCAATAGCAGCATGATTAGCAAATGATGTGTCATAAAAGTTCGCTAACTCATACATGTTATATGGAGGAGTAATTACGTCAAAT